ATCGTAGAGGCCTCGGCACACATCGACTCCCTCCTCGCCCGTGAGGTGTCCAAGCACGAACCTATCTTGGAGCTGCACGGCATCGAGTACGGCTTCATTCCCGACTGGGAGAAATTCAGCGCCGGGGAGTGGATTGATATGGAGACCTACACCAAGGACTTTTGGACAACGGCACACAAGGCCATGAGCATCCTGTACCGACCCATCACCCAGCGGTGGGGCGACAAGTACACCATCGCGGAATACACGGCACAGGAGAAGAGCGAACACTTCCTCGATATGCCCGCCCCTGCGGTAGCCGGTGCGCTGCTTTTTTTTTGGACTACCGAGCGCGAACTACGGAACACTTTGGAGTCCTCTTTGACTCGGACGGCGGTGGAGGCGATGCGTTCTATTCAAAGTGGGAATGGTACCCCGCCCTCTACTCATTGGCTGGGGAAGACGTTCTCAAAATCGATGCAGTCACTCGCCTCACGGTGGGCCACGTCTTCACGCACCTCGCCTTCCTAAAAGACCTTGAATACAAACGCAAGCAAGAGCAAGCCCAGCGCCGATGATCACCTTCAATAACATCGTATCCAAGTTTCAGGAGTTCTGCGACAATCATTACTTCATCAAGACGTTCTCGTACGGCTCCCCGTCAGATGTGGACTTGGAGAAGTTCGAGCAGTACCCCCTCCTTCATCTGGTGTACACCGGGGGCGACTACAACAGCCCCAAAGCCAAGACGTACAACCTTGAGGTGTATATCCTCTCCGTCCCTCCTTCGGACGCCGACAAGGTAGGCTACCAAAAGGAGAACATCTCGGACGCAGAGCAGGTAGCCGAGGACATCCTCGCAGACATCCAGAACGGAGGAAACATCTTCCAGTTTGGGTTCCACTACGACCTCGTGAATGCGAGCGTGACGCCATTGGAGGAGACGCAAAGCAACGCCCTCGCGGGGTGCTTGCTCGACATCGCTATCTCCGTTCCCTACACCTACGACTCATGCAACGCCCCCCTGACGGGTGTCGAGCCTGACGGCAGCGGCATCCCCTCTTACAAGGCCCGTGGCTTGCTACGTGTCAAAGAACTCGACGGAAGTCCTGACGTACTCTCGGTGGCTACCATCAACGTCCCCAACGGCTCCCTCACAGACGACGGAGACGGAACTATCACGCTCACCTTCGGAACGCAGGAGGTGACGCGATTGACACAGACCGTCAAGAACGTGTCAGGTGGGGAGCTCACAAAAGGAACTCCTGTCCATGCCGTAGTGAACGGAGCAAGCGGAAACCTTGCCTATGTCATCGCGGCACGGGCTGACACGCCCTCGGCTATGCCCGCTACCTTCGTCCTAAACGAGACCCTCGCAGACGAAGCCGAAGGGGAAGCGATTATCACCGGACTTCTTCAGGGCGTAGACACCGACGCCTTCGCTGCTGGTGACGTCGTATATGTAGGTGAGACGGGAGGATATACGAACGTCAAGCCGACAGGAACCAACCTCATCCAAAACTTGGGCATCGTACTCAAGTCGCACCCCTCGAATGGCTCCGGCATCGTGTATGGATCGGGACGAGCTAACGACGTGCCCAATATCCCCGAAGGCTATGGATGGCTCGGCAACGCCTCAGGGGTGGCTACACCTACCCTCTTCAACTTCTACCTCAACAGGTTCGACGCTACCGCCTCGACAATGGCCTCGACCCTCGACGCAGGGACGGCTACGATTGAGCGCATCGATACGGCACGCTGGACGGGTACGGGGGTCTACCTCAGCCAACAGAGCGACACGCCAAGCGCAGGTAATGTTATCAAGAGAAAGGTGTACTACAAGAACGAGTTCGGAAGCACCGACGCCTTCGGGACGTGGACGCTCATTCACGAGTTCGCAGACGACACGAGCTACGCCACCGCCCTTGCCTACATCAACGATACTATAATCGCCGGACAGACCAACGGCACGGCTCCGGCTTCTTTGGTTATGACGTGGGAAGACGTTTCCGGGTTCACGGGATTGCTCGACGACTACCCCGGAGCAGCAGCGGCGTACTCTCTGCGATTGCTTGACTCGACCTACACGGGTTCAGCTATCCGCGTCCGCAGGGCATCAGACAACGCAGAGCAAGACATCGGGTTTGTAAGCAACGAACTGGACACAACTGCGCTGGCAACTTTCTGCTCAGGTACGAACGGCTTTGTAAAGACGTGGTACAGTCAAACCGGAAGTAACGACGCGACGCAGACGGTAACAAGCGCTCAACCGAAAATTTACGACAGCTCTACGGGTGTGTTGACAGTTGGAACTAAGCCTGCTCTGAATTTTGCTTCAAGCAATGTGTTCAACCTGACTTCATCAATAAACATCACCAACGAAAACTTCTTCTACGTCACTGATAACATTGTAGACGTGACTGTTTACGGCACAGCTTCAAGCTATGTCAGAAACCAAGCCTTCAGATACTTGCTCTATGATGGCACGAGTTTCTACGTCGCCAATATCTCACCATCTTCAGGATATTCGCTGCAAACAGTAATAAACAACGACGGGGTGTACCAAAACAGCTCCAAGTTGGCAAACTTCGCAAATACACTAAACATTGCGGGAAACTCTATTTTGAAAGCAAACGCGGCTGGCTCTTATCAAGAGCTAATCATCTACGATGCGGATCAATCCTCCAACCGCACAGGCATCGAGACTAACATCAACGACTTCTACTCCATCTACCCATGAGCTATATCATCGTTCTCCCCGAAGGGTTCTTGACGAGTGAGGTCAGAGCCAAGAGCATCACACGAGAGCTCTACAACATCACCGTGCCCGTAGCCGTACAAGAGGAATATCAAAAGGACGCCACCGTGTTCGGAGTCATCACACACCCCGACGGCATCCAGCACGCCCTGCAAGTAGATCTCGACTACATCATCCCGGTAAGCCCACAAGCAACCATCGAGAAGCTGGTGTCTCTCTTCCCTGAGCTTTCCGAAACGGAGCGTTTCAACCTCGCCTCCTACGTCCTCAACAACGAGCAGTTCCCCTTTGGTCACATCGTACCCTCCACCACCACGGTGAGGGATTACGAGTACATGGTCGAGAACGGATGGTTTCCGGAAGAACCCGCATGAAGAACCTCCTTGTCATACCTCTCACCCTCGCGGGTCTCTCGCTCTTCGTCGTGGGCCCGCTGTATGGATTCCTCGTGCGCGTCTTCACCGACTTCCGCCCGTGGGGGTGGCTCTACGACATCGGACGCCGCGCGTCCTTTATGGCTTCTATCCTTGCGGAACTCATCCTCAACGACGTCCTACTAAAGCCTCACGGGTACACCTTCGGACACCAAACTATTTCGGCTGTCCTTGGGGCTAACCTGAAGGCGGGCACACTCTCGAAGACAGGTAAGAAGCTCCAGCAGCTTCTCGACTACATCGAAGAAGACCACTGCATCAAAGCATACCACAACATCCAAACCCCATAACATGGAATTTCTCCAAACACACTGGGCTGAAATCGCCCTCGCTGTAATCGCTGCCGCTGGCACGATCACGGCACTCACCGAAACGACCAAAGACGACAACATCGTCGACTTGGTGAAGCGCATCTTGCAAGCCATCATCCTCGGTAAAAGCAAATGAACCTGACGGACTTTGAGAAGGTACTCGGCAGGTTTGCCGAAGACGTCAACAACGCAGCCAAGCGTGAGCTCGGCTCGCGTAAGATTGGCAAGAACCGCTCCTACGGGGTGGCTTCGCGTAGCCTTCAAAAGTCCCTCACCTATTCGCTCAAGGGGGGGAGGGTCTCTTTTGGCTCTCCCCTGCCTTATGCGGCGTTCATCCACTGGGGCGTCAACGGCACACGTAAGAACCGCAACGCGCCCTATTCCTTCCGTTCCAAGCAACCCCCAATGGAGCCCATTTTGCAATGGATGAAGGCCAAGCCCGTACGTCTGCGCGATGCCTCCGGAAAGTTTGTCAAGCAGACGGAGAGCCGCCTGCGTAGCGCCGCCTTCCTCATCGCTCGAAGCATCAAGAGAAAAGGCATCGAAGGGCTGCGGTACTACACCGTCGCCCTCGAATCCATCGTGCCACAATACCGAGAAGAACTCGGCCAAGCCCTCGCTCAAGACCTGCTCCGCTCGTTGGAGTTTAAGTCAGGAAACATCACTATCAAGCCCAAGTAATGGCCTTTCAATTACTCTCTCCTCCAACAGAAGCCCCTTTCCCTTGGCGTCAGCGTGCCCAGCTGCGATGGAGGGATACAGCAGCAACTATCGACACGTGGCTCGTAGAGATGTACGCTATTAATATGGCCGGCACGGTTGTGGGCAGCCCTATTGCCACGGCTTACGTCGCTATAACCAATCCCGGTTCTAACGAAGCAACGCTGAACATGGAGACGTGGACGGCTACAGATCAGGGGTACTTTGCGCCGTATCTGGTTTTTACGGCAGGAACCAAACCTACACCGAGCGTTGAGGCCATCTCGGTCTTTTATCAGAACACCTACGGGGTGCAGTTTCAATTCTACTCCGTGACGGGAGGCGTCAAAAGCGCCCTGCAAGGAAGCCACAACTACATCCCCATCTATTACGCCACCAATCAAGGCTGGGATTGGTCGCAGGACTTCTCCGACTACTTCCCCGACAGCTCCACAAAAAAAGGATGGATGACGGACAGGGAAGACACGACGTATATACGTGTCGATATGGCGCCCGAGGACGAAGGGGCAGCTACCCTCCTCCAGATGGAAAACTACTCCTACGCCTACGACACGGGCAAGGATACCGCCAACTGCGACTGGGACACGGTGAACTATTCCGTCTTTTATAACGGCACCTCACAAAACGTCCTCAACTTGTCTTTGAGCACCGTACCCACAGGTTGGACGACTGCCGCGCAGCAAATACCTATCGGCCCGGCTAACATCAACGACAACGCAAATTGGACAATTACCTACGACCTCACCACCCAGCCGTGGGACTACATCCAAATCACACCCACCGACGGAGCGACTGACAACTGCAAACCCATCAGGGTATATCGCGACTGCCGCCCCATCAAGCACAAGCCCGCGCAGTTGTATTGGATTGGATCGCGTGGCGGAGCTGAGATACTACGTTTTGACGGAAGGGTGAAAGACAACTACGACGTAGGAGGCCGCGACACGTACACCACAAACCTCGACCTTGAAAGCCGCTTTTCGGGGTTGAGTATTGCTTTCGCTCCTGAATCGTACAGCTACGAACCGGAAAGGGTGCCCCTCCCGTCTACGGGCAAGCGTTCTTTCTCTTTGTCGGAAGACTTTTTCTCTGACGCCGAGCGTGAGCTCTTCAAGTCCGCTATGACAGCCACCTACCTTATGGTGCGGTATGACGGCAAGTGGTATCCCTGCCGTATGAAGACGACGAACTACGCCCACGAGCAGAGCGCCTCGAAGCTCTTGCCTATCTCTTGCGAAGTTGAACTCCTGACCAACCTGAAATGCTGACCCTCGGCGCAAGAACTACCTCGGGCACCTATGTCCGCTTGGAGGGTTATATCAACGAGCCCCTCAACTTCACGCTCCAGTTCTCCGACATCGAGAATATCCAAAGCCCGGCGGGTTCGTACTCGCAGACCTTCACCCTACCCAACACGGCAGCCAACCGCTTTCGTTTTGGGGACATCTTTCAGGCTGGATATATCCCGGAAGGAACGCAGAACGGGGAGTTGAGAACGACGCTTTTCAAGAAGCGTTTTCCGGCTGCTATCTTGGACAAAGAGTCCCCCATCATCGAGGGTTATATGCAGGTCAAGGGGATGAAGAAGACGGGCGACCGCGAAGACATCGAAGTAGTATTCTTTGCCGACTCACTCGACATCGCTAAAGCCGTAGGCGACAAGCAGCTCTCCGACCTCGACCTCTCCGCGTACGACCACGAGCTCAACCTAAACAACATCCAACAGTCGTGGATTGGGGCGCTCTTTTCGGGTGACGTGAGATACGGCCTTATCGACAAGGGCT